GTCATCTTTAATATCATCCATACCAGATTGAGCCTTAAATTCAGAAACATCATTACTACTTGTAAAAATACTTAAAACATAAGACGCTACACTCTTAACTAACGTTGCACAAAGAGACAGTGTTAAACGATCAATAAACGTACTTTCATTACTAAGTGATTGAATCATATAATGAACTAAAGCTGTAAAACTAACGGTATCAGCATATATAGAAGAATAACATAAATTAAAAATTGCATAAATAGTTTCGGCCCACTCTTCAAAAGCATGACAAAACCTATCGCCAATTTTCAACTTAATCTGAGTATAAATAGAACGTAAATACTTAACGCCTTTATCAAAAGTGTTGGTAATATCAAGATCAAAAAAATTAATTCCGCCATTCAGACGAGAATTTATCTCCGATTCTCTATATTTTTTAAGAAGCTGAGCGGCATATATTTCACCCTTCCTCACCGTCTCTTCGCGCGATTGTGCAGAAAAACCAATTTTCTTATTGGCTCTTTGACGCACTCTATCTCTAACGCGTTTAACGCTTGGTAAAGGGTTAAGAGGCTCAGCCTCTTTAATTTCTTCTACTGGGGTAACCTTAGCAACCCACTTACGTTCAATTTTCTTATCAAACTTTTTCTCTAATTTACTTTGTTTCTTCTTATTATTGAAGACGCGAAGTGCATTAGCAGTTTGTTTGTTAAGATTGCGTTGAACTCGCAATTCATCGACACGATGCCGGGGATGAGCAACAGCTGGTTTAGGACTATGCTGCGCCTTAACTTCGACACACGATTCTTTAAATTCCACAGGAACAGTTTCTCTCGTTTCAAATTCCTGCCGATTAAAATCACGTTGACGTGTTCGCTCGGCTTTAATTTTCATTTCTGAGGCATTGTATGACCGTTGATTACTGACCTTAAGCTCCTGACGCTTAGCAATCCTAGATTTTTGGATACCAAAAATCTCTGCATCACTAAGTAGATTACCCTTCCGGGTAATTTCAGGAGCCATTTTTGTAACAAGCTGTTTCGTTTCATTATTAAACAAAACAGTTTTCTTTACAGGATACTTGTTTCTTAATTCAGCTTTACGAGATAAAGCCATTCCCTTCATTTCCTTAACAAAAGCGTCGGAACGCTCCAATTTTGGATGTGTAGGTGGCATTTTCTTAGCACACACGGGAATATGACAATGTTTCTCTTCAGGAACATCATCATCAATACAACTAAAGATGTCATCTGCACATCTTTTAGCCATGAGCTCATCAGCTCTCTTACTGAACAACTTCTTATCTTTCTTTCTCATATTTTTAAATAATGTTGAGCTAGCGATTCCGAAAAACACTAATGGACGAATCAAACCATTAGCAAACAAGTTCTTAAGGGGGTTAATGATCCCTTATCTGGTCATTTCTATATTCCAC